TACCCTGCGCGATGTACCGTTGCAGGCGGCCAGTAACGAGCCATTCGCGCGGCCGCTCCCAAAAGAGCAAGGCGGCGACCGTGAGATTTGCGAAAGCGTCCATCGCCAACCCTAGCGCGACAAAGGGCAACGAGAGGCAAAAGGCCACGGGGCCGAGCCGCTTCGCAAGATGCGCGCGGTAAATACCCATGACCAGCACATAGACGGCCCAAAACGCCCACAAGTAGGCGAGCGTATAGCCTACGACGTGGGCGGCGCTCATTGCGGCCACGCCAGCGCAGGAAGCTCGGCGGCGAGTTCGTCAAGCGTGGGGGCCGCCCGGGTGCCCGCCTCAACCTCTGCGAGTATTTCGTACCCCTTGGCCCAAGTCGCATCGCGTGCGGCGGTTGCGTACTGCCCCTCGGCTTTGAACTTGGGGACAGCGCTTGCCGCATACGTGGCCGCCGAAAGGATACCGTCGTAATTTCGGGTATGCGCGAAATCGTCGAGCCTCTTTTGGATCGCGGCGATATAGTCGGCGATGATTTCGCTTGTGCTGCGCGTAGCCGCTCGCAACGCTTCGGCGTCGGTAATCTCGACGTTCCCCTCGGGCAGCAAATGCGCGAAGGAAACGTCCTCAAGAAAATGAACGCCGCCGTTTTTGTCTTTGAAGTAAGGCATGATTGTTTCCCTTTAACGAAGTTCGGCCCAAACTGAAATTATGGGGGTGCCGCTAAACGCCACAGAATACCCACTGCCGGGGGGGATGATGAGGCTTGTTCCCACGGGGTAAGATGCCGTCGTGCTGTTTATGTTCGCAACGGGGACGCCGTCAACGGTCGCCGTCAAAGTTCCCGCGCCCCCCGAATTCGCCATGCAAACACTAATAAAAAGGGGCTTCCCCGTGGTGTTATAATACGTTACGCCTGACGAGCGGCTTCCAATAAAGCTTTGCCAGCTTTGCGCATACCCGAGGGCCTTGCCCCCCGTTGCCGGGTTTTGCAACACCCATTTGTCGAGGGTTGCGTCGTATTGCAGGTCGAGCCAATGGCCCGCGCCCGCGATATCGCCCGCCACGAGGGGCAGGTTATTACCCTTGACGATGGTTTTCGCCGTAGTCGTATTCGCGGCGAAAGTCGGGGCCGTGGTCGTATTGGCCGCCCCTGCGCGCACGAGTACCGCGAGCGTGCCCGGGGCGGCCGGTAGCGCCGCAATCGCGGGGGAGAATGCGCCGGTCAAGGCGTCGGCAGTACCGGCCGCCACAACGGCAGTATTCGACGCCGCTTGAATGCGGGCAGGCGTGGGCAACAAAGCCCATTTTGTCGCATCGCTCGGGAGCGCGGTATTTGTGGCTACGAGGGAAATATACAGATCGCCCGAATACTTGACGACGGCATATTGGGCGTAGCTGTACGCGGTGCCCCCGTTGAGCGCGGCCGTAATGAAGTCGGGAATGCCGTTCGCTTGAAGCTCGGCGATTGCGGTCGTAACGTCGAAAAAGATTTGATTCATCTTGTCGCGTTCGATGTTTTTCGCGGCCGGGTCGGTCTTCTGGCGTTGGTAGTCGAATCCGTACCCTTGCGGATAGCTTACGTTACCGTTTGAATCGACCGTATCCGGCACGGCCGTTTTGTCGCCAGTCGTGGCGAAAGGAAGGCGAAAAAATTTAAGCATGGCTGAAATTCCCGTTAGTGAAGTTTTCGTGATACCGACCAAAACCCCAGCCGTCAGCATCCCCCATAACTACGTAGTCTATTTTAACCCCGGCCGGGCGGGGCAGTAAGTCATATTCGGTCAAGACCATTTCGAGGGCCGAGGGTAGCGGAAACTCAAAAACGTATCGGGCCGTCATGTCGTACCCGTCATTCACATATACACGGCCGAGCGGGGCGAACAGATAGGCGAAGAAAGCATTCACCTCAGGCACCGTGCCCCGGGTCACGAGTTGAAAATAACGCAAGCGCAAGATGAGGCGTTTTTGCTCAGTCGAGAGTTGCGACGATGAAATGCTCGCGAAATTGCCGTTATTGAAATTCTCGCGGTACTGGCCGAACCCCCATATCGGCTTGTCCGGGTCGTCCCCTTGCGAAGCTACCGTGAGCGGAATATCGAGAATGATCGCCCACACGGCCAAGCCAAAGTCGTTCGCCGTGCGCAGGTCAAAAACGTCGCGCGTCCAGTCCTCCCAAAAAGCCGATTGGTTCGCGTCATACCACGCTTGCTTTTGGCGCACGAGGGATTCGAGGCGCGCCGCGTCGTTGTATTGCCAAAGCAACGCACGAAGCAAATCGACGGAAAAATCGAAGGTCTGGATTTGGCTCATAGCACGACTACCTCGATAGCCCCCGAGGTGATTGTGGCTTTTTCGTCGAGGGCGATGGCAATCTCGGCCGTACTCCAAGAGATAACCGAAGCGAGCGAAATTTCGCATTGCTGCACATAAACGCCCGGGGCCTCGCGATTGACCGCGCCCGCGAGTTCGAACGTGCTTACGCTACCCCCGACCACGAACCCCGGTTCGCCTTCGAGAAGGCCCGCCGCATAGTCGAGGATCGCTTGGCGAACGGCGGTCGGCACGTCCGTAAGGGCGCTACCGTTGCGCACCGTCACGCGCGCCGCAAGGGGAATGCTCGTCGGCCGGTCGAACTTGACCGGGTATGTTTGCCCCGTCCCCGGGTGCGGCATATTGACCGTTACCGCCCCGTTCCAATTGGCCCCGAGGCTTTTGTTTTCAAGCAGGGCGGCGGCCACTTCCGCGTCGGTGCCGCCATCAACGCACGCCCACACGGAATTTGCGAGTAGAAAAATGCCGTCGATTGTGGCGTCGGCCTTCGTGAAATTCTCACGATACTGCAAGCTTTTGACGTTCGGAAGATCGTAGAGGGCCGAGGTCGCCGCGAGAGGCAAGGCGACGTTTTGCAAGCTCAGGGTGTTTTTTCGACGCTGCCTCCCCGCGAGGTCGCTTTCGTCGTTCCGGCCAATCGTGGTTAGGTCGGTGCCGCTCGGGTTCGTGAGTTGATCCCAGCCGAGAACCGCCGTCACGATTTGGGTAAGCGCCCCGGGGTTGGCCGCCGTCGGCCCCGGCTCAACCGCTCGAAAATCGACCGTACCGCTACCGCCCCCGTCGAGGGTCACGTCGGAAACGCTCGCAAAGAGCGTGCCGTCGGCGAGCGAGGCTTGCGCCCCGGCTTCGATAAACGTACCGGGCAAGCCGAGCAATTGGCAACCCGGTACGACCGAGTATGTCGCGTCGTAGCGCTGGCCGCCGGTAAGCGCCCAAATCGCGTCAAGGAAAACGCCCCCGGCGAGGTTTGGGTTGATTTGATTGGCAACGGTCGCGTTGTTGCGTAGTACGTTCGAGCGTGCCGTGGTTTCGGCGGTGATCAACGCGCCTTGCGGGGTGTTGGCCGTCGTGATCAGGTCTTGCCCTAACGCCGCTTTGAACTCGTTTTCGACCGCTGTTTGAACGGTTCCGGTATCGGGAACGATAACGCCCGTCGTGTCGAGGTATTCGTAATCAGCCATTCAGCACTCCCGGGCCGTAGTCGGTTTCGATTGTTGCCGTATATGATAGCTTGTTGTCGCCCCTTGTGATTGACAAATCGCGAATGCCCGTTACGTGAGCCACTGCAAGAAGGGTGCGCCGCAAGTAGGCGTCAAACTGCGAAAGGTTCGCCGCCCCGTTCCATACGACCGCGAAATTCGGCAAGCCTTGATCCACGGCGTACTCCATTTCGGCGAGTTGCGTTTGCGCCGCCTGTTGCGCCGCCTGCAAGGTCGCTTGAAGGCCGCTTGCGATTGCGAGCGCCCCGTCGGGGCCGAGATAAATATCATTGTTGCTGTCGGCGGCGAGCGTTATGGTCATAGCCTCAACTCCAAGCGGTGCCGTTGTACGTCGAGAGGCGATGCGCGTCAAGCAGCCACACGGCCGCCCCCTCGTCGGCGGGGGTTACGGGGATTGCGTCACGCTGGGCCGTCGTCATTTGGGGCCACGGGCGCGACGCCTTGAGGGTCGATTGCGTATCGAACACGGTGCGCAATGAGGGCTCGCCCGCGTCGTCAGAAACGAACAGCCCCCGGGCGGCTAAAATTTTGATGAACTCGGGCCACACTGCGAGCCGCGTCGAGCCGTCGAGCGTCTGAAGTACAGCGTGTTCGACATCCTCGTCGGCAATCGTTACGCCGACCATTTCGTCGGGGATAAAAACGGCGTCTTGAAACGAATGCTTTCGAAGCGTGTTCGGCGCGCTATCCGCGTAGCCCTGCGTAATCAAGGAAATGTCGCGGTCGTTGGCCTTGATCCAACCAAGGTCGCCCGCTTTGAGATTGAAAGACAGTACCACGCCGTCGCCGCCAATACGCAAGACGGGCACGCTCGCGATTTGCGCGCGGCCAATTTGCCGGTTATCGGTCGTCAGCAGCTTGACCATCGGTAAGACTGTGGCGCGGTTCGCGGCCCGGTCATAGGAAAGCACTCGGGCGGGCAACATATCGTCGATTTGCTGCAAAAACTTGTCGAGGATTTGACGCGCCATACCGAGCAGCGAGTCGTCATTGGCGGGGTCACGCGAGGGCGTCGAGTGCTGTTCGGTCGCCATGATCAGGCCCCCGCCGCGCGAGTACATTCTGCGATGTAGTAAAACGGCGTGTCACGGCTCGCAAGCTCAAAGCCAAGTTTGAACACGGTATAAAGCCCATTCGCCGCCGGGTTAAGCTTGCTCGCGATGCGGATACCGCCGCCAAGCGTGGTTTGGTTGTCGAAAAGCATTTTTACCTTTATGCCCTGTTCGGTGAATTCGGGAATGCCGACCATGCCGGTATCCAAATTCAAATCGCGCACCCGACGTTCGAGCGCTGCGTTAAAGTTTTTCACAACAAGGGTTTTGTCGTCGATGTAGGCATTGACCCTGCCCATGCTGCCGAGGTGCTCGACTTGCTTTACCGCGCTCCCCGTGAA